TATGCCTCCGGGTATGCCACCGCAAATGGTTGGTGGAATGCCTCCGGGCATGCCAATGCCGCCACCTCAACCCGGTGGTCAAGGTGTTGGTCTGCGTAATCGAGGGCCTGCTGCGCCTGAGCGAAGGACCGTGGTTGGTAGCGGCGCACCGTTTAGTAGCGTTCAACAACGGGGTCCGCAGCCTAACCTACAAGAAAACGTCAGCAATGCGCTGATGAACGCCCGAAGGCCTCGCGGTGCCTAAACCTTGATAACCGCCCCACGACTGCATAAAGCGAGGGAATCTCATGGACCTCTTGAAGATGCACCCAATGGCCCGAAAAATGGAACAGGCTCAGAAGGCTTTCCTTACCGCTCTTGAGAGCGGTGATGGAAGTCTTGCTAAGGAGCATTTGTCCGAAGTCAACAAGTTGAGCGACTTCCTCCTTGAAGACCTCAACACCGAGATTGCCAAGTCCCAAGACGTTCTGCAAAACGCTCAGGGACCAAACGACTTGTTTGCAGGCGGTGTACCTGTGCGCAAGTTCGTTGTCGAGCCGGAGACGGTGACCCTTGAGGGTACCCGCCTACCCGGTATCATTTCAAGCGGGCACCGTGGTTCCCGCCTTTCGCCCGCTCAGGGTACCTTTGGTCGTTGGGGTTGAATCCAATGGGAGACGCATCATCGGCTGAGCAACTGATGACCGTCCTTGTCACCAAGATGGAGAGCATGGACAACGACCTTGCACTCCTGAAGGCTGAGAATGAGCGACTCAAGAGCCTGATTTCATCCCCTGCCGGTCTGTTTCGTAAGGCCGGATTTGTCCCGGTGTCCACGCCGTTCACCGACGACTTGATGCCTGACCCCCTCCGTATGGATATTGAGGGCAATTCCATTCTCAAAGGCGGTCCGGTTTCGTCCATTCCGCAGACAAACGAAGAGTTTCACAACATGTCATGGGAAGATATTCACGAAATGGCACAACAAGCAAAGGGGGTACTTGAATGAAGCCACGACCCGTTGAATCTGAAATACTGACAAAGGCCCGCAACATGGCTGCTCGCATTGATGCCTTGGAGAAGGCTAAGTGTGACTGTGGTAAGGAACCCTGTGAGTGCAAGTCTTGCCCGAAGTGTGGCGGTAAGATGGCAAAGATGGGATGCCTAAAGGCCGGTTGCGGTGGCCCTATGAAGAAGGCCGACGAACAAACGAATGAGAAGATTACCGAGGTGAACCCTCACTTTCTGACCGAGACGGGCGGACAGACTCGTACCGCGTACTACTCCACCCGTGACCGTCCCATTCAGACGGAAGACCACAAGCCTAAGCGTGCTAAGGATAGCAGCAAGGTCAGTCTTGAATCCCTTGGAAGTCGGTTGAATCCGCATGAGGGAACCGGTGCGGACCGCGAAGATGCTGAAGGTGGCTCAATGAAGAAGGCTCCTGAATTGCGTGCTGCTGCTGAAAGCGGTGCGCCGGTTGTCTGTGCCAAATGTGGAGGTACTACACAATCCGGTTGTGGTGTTCATCCCGATATGGACATTTTCGCTTGCCCGCAGTTTAGGCCACTCCGTTGAGGGGGTGGTCTTGTGTCCTTTGAGCAGTTCGATTACGCAACACTCAACCTGCTCAAGTCGTTGAGTGATGGTAAGGACCTGCGTGATTCTGCCGCTGAATACATCATTGCGTGGGAATCATTGGACAATTCACCCAACGGTGACGCTACTCACACTTTACTCAAGAGTGCTGCGGAATACATTTTGAAGGAAGAAGAAGATATCACGGTTGCATCTGAAGACCCTGAGTTATCGTGGGACAAGTACATTTATCCGGGCAAAGTACCCTTGGTAGCCTTTGATGCGAGCGCACCGTTGAGTCGTCACGCATGGCTTGATGGTTTGATGGCCGCTGAAAATCCGGCTCATGGTCGCGCTCATTGGCCTACGTACCACCCTCCGTCAGCCCGCCATGCATACCAACACTTCAACTTCCCTTTTCATGAGTTTAACCATCCTTTGCTGCGTGTTAGTCCGGGTACAGGTGAACCTACTTTTGTGAATGTACTGCGCCGATTTTACTTAGGAGGACATGCTCAGAAAGAAAAGGACATGGAGATAGCGTTTCTCAATCACTTGAGAGAAAAGAACAGTCCACTATTGAACGATTTCATACCGTATAAGCGTGAAAAAAATGACGGATATGCTAAACAATTCAAATTGCTTGGTGACCTCACTCACGGCACGTCTCCAAATGCTCAACACGCTGTTGACCTCTATGAGCGTGATTTTACACGTTGGTTGGCAAACAACTTCGATGCTGAGCAGTATTGGATAACCCATCAGGCTGAAATGGCTGACAGGGGATATTCAAGTGTCGAAGAAGCATTGCGTCATCAGCACTTTGATGACCGAAAGCGAGGTTGGTTAGAAGAAGACGTTGACCAAGAACACCCAACAAAATTGGGTCACACCGATTACATGTACGGTCTTGAATGGCTTACGCCTGAAGAACGACATGTGGTAATGGAAGCCCTAAACCAACCCGGAGGTATCAACGGGTCAAAAAATCATTATGCTATTCAATTGCCCGATGGAACTTTGTTTCCTACTTCTCGCATTGCTTGGAATGCCGTTTTGCGTATGACACCTGAAATGGATTGGGCCACGCGAAAGCCGCGTCATAGTGGAAGAGGCAACTATCTGATGCTTGAAGACAACGATAGGGACTACGGCCAAGGAGACGAAGGAAAGTTTTTGCAACACGGACTTGGTAATGCTACGCGAGTGCCATTGGAAAGTTTGTCTGAAAGTTTCACCGAAGACGGTACGCCTATACCAATGTCGTTTCACGACAAAGTTTTGAGTATGTTGTACGAGGCACACGGCGTTGACGAGATTCTCAATGAAATTGACGAAACTTCATCAAAAGCAACAGCGGCAAAGAAAAAGAGCAAGTGGGAACTAAGCCTCTTGCCTAAGTTTGACTTCAAAAATAATCCTGAAGTGCTTGATTCAACAATGACTTGGGATGATATCAAGGAAGCATCTCGCAGTCATTTCAAAAAAGGTAAGCAAGAGGAATTGCTTCGTACCCGATTTGACTTTGACAATCTTCTTTTTCTTGCAGGTTATGACCCTCGTACTCGTACTGTGATGGCAAACCACCCCATGTACGGTGTACAAAATCCCAATGAGCCAACTATCAATTTGTCAGTTTTGGAAGAAATGGCTGAAGAGGCTCAAGGTTTGGAATCGCTTGAACGCTCGGCCAAGGACATTAACAACGATATGGCTTATTTGAAAGCAGCAGTTGGGCCTCATCCAAGTGAAGACAACCTACCTGACATATGGCAGATAAGTGACGATGGTGCATACACCTATGGGCCGGGAAGATTTTGGGACATGCCGTTTGCTCCTTACGGTGGACAAAACATGTCACTCAACACCTACCACGACATAATTCACTCACCGCACTCAGACGAAGAAGGTAATTCACACATGTTCAAGGGTGTGGCGTTAAACGGTCAAGACTCAACAGAAGCGACGGGAAACGGCTTCTTGATGTATCATTTTATGACACCACAGACGGTCACCGAAGGGGTGTATGACGAGACAAAAAGAAACTTTCAGTACTTACCCAAATCATTTCCAATTCGCAATATGCTTTCTCCTGCAAATGTAACCCGTCTGCACACACAAGGACATGACGATGGTAACTTCAAGCACAACTACACGTTGTTTGCTCACTCCTTTTCACCGGAATATGAATACTTTCAAGGTCGTATTACCAAAAAAGAAGCAGATGCAATGAAAGACAAGGTTCAGACTCAAGGGATGAACCTTGAACACATGTCATCAACTCTTTCTCACAATCAATTTTCTAAGACAGGGGGAAAGGAAAACTACGCTGCTTCGGGTAGTGGAATAAGCATGGTGATTGACGCCCTGCGACACGCCATGTACCTTGGACTCGATGCCCACCACACTCAGCCGCGAGCCAAGTCCGTTTCGTCATATACAGATGTTATGCGAGGATTGGTTCCCTTCCCCGCAGGTGAAACACTCAACGACTTCCTGTCCATGATGGGATGGGAAGGCTCGGCCAAGAAGCCTACATTTGAGAGCATGAAAGACATGTTCCTTGATGTGAAGGCTGACCGACAGGGGTTGAGTACTGTGCGTGACATTGCACAAATGTTGAACACAACAAACCCCGCTGATGTTGAACGATATTTGCGTGAAGGAGATGACGGTGACTTCACTCAACTGATGAATTACCTCAACGAACGATACCAAAGGGAATACAGTCAACAAGAGGTAATCAATCAGGTAAATCATGCTTTGAACGACGTGCCCTACTATTCCAAGGTGGCGGCGAAAAACAAGAAGGGAACGGCTCAAGGAATCAAAGAAGACGCGCCACGTCGCGGTATTGCTCACATGATGAAGGTGGGTGGCGCGTTGCCCGCTATGCAAGAAGAACAAGACTTGCAAAATGAAATGATGGGCATTCTTGAACAAATTGAAAGCGACCCAAACTTGGACGTTGAAAGTATTCGTCAACGCTACCAAGAAGTCAAAGAACGATTGGTTGAACTGCAACTTGAAGCGCAGAAGGGTGCGCTTGGAGAAGTGAATAGCGATTGGTGGAAAGCCCACGAAGACCACGCAATGAAAGAGATGGACGAGTCTCGCAAATTGGTGACATTCGTTGCTGCTAACGTGCTGAAGCCACTATGGGAAGAACAAGACCCAAGTGCGTTTGATGCTGCGGACCCTGCAAAGGCTCATGCTAACATGCTCCGACTTTTTCACGATGCTGAACGATGGATTCTTTCTCATCCTGCTCAAGTAACAGGTCTTACCCGTCAGGCCTACGGTTTCCGTACTGAAGTCAAAGACATGAAGAGCAAGGATAGCGATGTGCTACATGACATTCGTGATTACCTCACAGAAAGTGGACTTGAAGTACACGGGAATGAAAATCCCGAAGATGTGCTTGGGCATCTTGGAATTGAAATTACACCCTACACAAAGGAATACGCCGCTTCTTTGATTCAAGAAGCACAAAACCGTGGCTATCCGTTGCATGTGAACAACGTAGGCAATTTGCTGACAAGTGGTGTTGTACAGAACATTGGCAACTACGATACATCATTCCTTCATCCAAGGGATGAAGAGTTCATGCAACAGAACATTCACGACCTTGATGGAGAAGATGAAATCAACCATACAATTCACACGCATGGATATTCTAAGGGTGTTGAAAAACTTCAACAGGCAAAATATCAGGGTAAGTCAAATCTTAGTGCGTGGAAAGCCCACGGGATTCATCGTGCCGCAGGTGCTATTGTACAACGTATGCGACCAAATCAGTTCAGCGATTCATTGGAATTGTTGGGTTTGCAACTTCATCAAGGCGACCCGCATGGAAAAGCGGAAGGAAGCAAAAACACGTTCACGTGGCAGAACATCAACACCCGAAACAAGGCTGATACCCTGATTGTCTATGACCCAATGCAAGACCAATCTCCGCCCCGAGAGGAAACAATGAGCAACACCTCAACAACCCGTGGGTGGCATGCGGGTATGCCTGTTGGCGGCTCTCATCCCACTCAATACCCAATTATGCCTACGTTTAACACAGGTATGAATGTGCATTTTTCAGGTTCGCCCGTCACCTCTTCAGGTGGATTTGACTTTATGGAAGACGGTACACCTGTGTACGGCAACAATCCTGTTCCCTTCCTTCCCATTCCTGTTCCTACGAACAATCAAGAAGAAGTGATGGGCAAAGAGTGGGTAAGGAGTGTACAACCAAACTTGCCTCCGCCAATGGACACTTCGTTCCCCTTCTCCCGTCTTACTGAAGATGGTTTGGACGTAGTAAGCAATGACCCGTACATCATCAATGCATCTGAAACTACGGCTTTCATCAACAACTTGCTTGAAGGAAATGATTTGATTGCAAAATCAGATGAGCCTGAATGGATTGCTCCCATCCGTCCTATGCATCGCATCTTTGAGTTGACTGACCTGCAACACCTTCGCGGCTTCAGCAACTCTTGGGCCGTGTCCAAGTGGTACGATGGGAAGCGTGTCATCATCATCAAGAACGGTGACGAGATTACGGTGCTTGATGAAAACAACCGCAAAGTCAACGTGAAGAAAAAGTTTCGTGAGGCCTTAGAACAGTTGAACGACCGCAACTACACCCTTGATGGCATCTTGGGTGACGAAGAACTCAACATCGTTGACATTGTGAACTACGACAACAACAACGTGTCCGACATGCAGATGCATGAGCGATTGAAGGTGTTGCGCAGCCAATTCGATAGCCGTGAATGCGTCATCATTCCCGGCCCACACGACACCAAGATGACCGACGAAGAAGGTCTTGAGGAAGCGGTCAACGGGCTGCAAGGTGAGCATGAGAACATCTTGCTGCGCGATAGCAAGTCCACCTACATGCGTGGCGAACGTCGTCACCCCAAGTGGGTACTGCTTCGCCCAAGCCGTGACTACAACTTCATCATCCTTGACCGCAGGGGTACCGGTCCCTACACCTACCAACTTGGCGCAGGGCCAATCCTCGACGGGTCGGTGCTTGGAAACCGTGCGGTGGAGTACAAGGGCAGCGACTACATGGACGTAGGTACGGCTCGCAACCAACAGAAGGCATTCAAAGTCGGTGACATTGTTCGTGTTTCTATCTCAGGTGTGACCAAGAAGGTGCGAGGCGGGCGCAATGTGTACGACATTCACGTGCGACAAATTGAGGGTGACGGTGAAGGTGAAGGTGCCGCAAGTGCAGAATCACTTGATTTGCTTACCAAGTCGTATGGAACAACCTTCGTGCCTTTTGACATTGAACTAACGGAAGGAGGCATCAATCTCTTGTTCAACGACATGGATAGTGTGACCTACCAAGTGGAGAAGTTCAATCATGCGTGGTACGTTCACTCGCCCAAGTCCACCCTTGGTGACTTGTACAAGAGCGACTATCCTGTTCAACTTGCTGAATCCATTGCATCGTATTGGTCGCCCTTTGTGCCGCTCATGATGGAGAACATCTTGGTCAAGATGGAGGGAAAAGTTCCGAATCTTGAACAACAGGAAGAAGAATCAGCAGGTCTGTTGGAAGAGGACGACGAAGAGCGGCTACTCAAGCCACGAACGAAAAAAGCGTTGGACGTGATTGCCCGAACCCTTGATGTGTTGGCAAAAGAGCGCATGACGTGGACGGGACCAAAGGGATTGGGCATTGACCTTGCTACTCCTATTGAGTCACCACAGGGTCCTACCAAGGTTACGGACGAGCAAAACCTTCCCGATTACGACCCAAAGGGTGTAGGTCGGAAGACTGATGAGAAGAAGCGTACGGAACATGTCGTTATTCCTGTGGATGGCGAGCAGCCTATCGTTTTAGACTATGAAAACGACCAAGCGAAGATATCGCCCGCATAGTAGCACTTTATGTACTATAACAAGGGATTGGGGAGACAATGCTTACGGTTCAGCGACCTGAAGTCGGACTCTCGCTCCTGAAGAGCGGGTCTGACCTTGTGGTTGCGGGCTATGCTTCCGTCGAATTGGTGGATAAGCAGGGCGACCTCATTACGCGGAGTGCCCTCAAGGATGCCTTTGATGGTTTTATGAAGAGCGACAAGTACCGCAACGTGCAACTCGCTCACTCCAACATTCAAGTCGGTGAAGTCATTGACTCCTACGTGGACTCCAACGGTCGCATGTGGAAGTCTGAGTGTGACGACACCGGCATGTTCGTCGTTGTGCAACTCCGCAACGACATTGAGAAGGCCCGTGAGGTTGCTGCGGAAATCCGCAAGGGCAACTTGCGTGGCTTCTCTATTGGGGGTCAGGCGTTCAAGCGTGTTCGCAAGTCTGACTCAATCCACGGAGATTATCAGGAAATCTCCAAAATGGAACTCCATGAGATTACGATTTGCGAGAAGGGGATTAACCCTGAAGCGCAGTTCAGCATCTTAAAGGAGGACACCACTATGAGTGCAGACAACGATTTGACCGACATTATGAGCCGACTTGAAGCCCGCCTCGATGCGATGGAAAAGGGCGAACTTCCTCCTGCTCTCCGTGAGAGCATGAAGGAAGGAAAGAAGGAGTCCAAGGACTCCGAAGAAAAAGAGTCCCAAAAAGACAACAAGGAGGACGAAGACATGCCTGAAGATATGGAAAAGGGAGAATACAGCGACGTTATCACCGCTGAATACCTCTCATGGATGGAAGACACGCTGAAGAGCGCGGGTGTTGACACCCACGCGGCCCGACTGCACTTCGACCAAATGTCGAAGGCTCAGATGGGCGGTTTTGACAACCCCGACTCCGTGGACGGTGCCGACTACTTTGCCGGTCAGGTTCGCGGTCGCGGTCAGGAGAAGGGTAGCCCCTCCACGGGTGCCATCTCCGCCCTCACCTCCGGCGGCGGTCGAGAACCCTCCGGTGCCCTTGGACCTGTCCAACTCGGCAAGTCCTACGTCACCTCGGCTTCCGACTCCGACATTGAGGCTGCCTACGAAGTGTACAAGGCCGCTGCTCTTGAGCAGGCCTTCCGTGGCAACCTTGAGCAGCAGTTCTCTTCCCGCTTCTCTCAGGAGATGCAGATTGCCAAGGCTCAGGTCGAGCGCGACAACTTTGACCCGCGTGCCCCTCTCGCTCAGGTTCTCAAGTCCATTGAGTCGCTGAGTGACCGCCTCGACAACCTGTCCACCGGCAGCGTTGCGGTTGGCACCACCATTGCAAAGTCCTCCACGAAGGTCGAGGTCCCCACCACGGGCGACCTTGCGAACATGTCGTGGGACGAAGTTCACACCCTCGCGGGCCGAGCGGTCCGGGGTGAGTGAAGGAATCAAACAAAGGAGTGAATGAAATGGCACGTGACTACATCAGGACAATTACCGACATGGAGCGGTACTTCTATGGCGCAGGAAACGCCATGGGGTACTCTTACTCCGGCAGCGAACTCTTGAAGGCTGACGCACCGATGCTCTCCACCACGGCGGGTATCTATCAGGCCATCTATGGCCGCAAGGTGTGGAGCCAACT